CCACCATCACTATCAAATCCATACGCTGATCTAAATGTGTATGTCGCTACAAAACCACCCAACCTTGATTGACCGTGAGGGGTTGCACCATTAATAACTGCAAAATTATGAGTTGAAGAAGAACCATACTTTCTTATAAATTTTATTGAATGTCCGACTTTACCTGCAATAGTTCCATACAATCCCATAGAACCGGTTGCATTTACGTTAAGGAAATTTTGAGAAGTAATACCACCACCAATACCTGTCTTACCATCAGAAGTTATGCGAAATCTTTCTGCTCCTCCTACACCAATTCTTAATTGATCGACACTATGGTTATATCTAATATATCCTCTGTAAGTAGCATCACCAGAAGTTCCATCAGCATAATAAAGATTACCGTCACCGTTGGTAGCAGAAA